GATCTATCGCAACCCAATGATTGCCGGAATGGTGAAAGTGAGGGTGTATGAAATTAACGGGTGATCGCAACCAATGCCAGGCTTGCAAAAACTACTTCAATTCGACCTTTGCATTTGACAAGCACCGCACGGGCGATTTTGGGGTGAGCCGTAGATGCAAAACACGCGATGAAATGGAGGGTATGGGGATGAGTATCAACTCAGCAGGATTTTGGATTTCAAGCGTCTATAGTGGACCTGCAAGGGGCAGTCATGAAGCATGACCCGCATGACGCAGTCGATTACATCATTAAACACGCCAGGCAGTTTGCCGACGCTAAAGCACAGCGCGTCTTTCTTGAGGAGTTCAGGAAAAGCAAAAAGGCATTGCTGATGAAGCAATCATTAGAGCCAGCCATTGGCGCTCAAGAGCGTGATGCTTACGCTCATCCTGAATACATTGAGTTGCTTAAAGGCTTAAAGGTTGCAGTTGAAAATGAGGAGAAATTGAGATGGGATCTGATAGCAGCGCAAGCAAGGATAGAGGTGTATCGAACTCAGCAAGCAAATCTGAGGGCCGAAGGCAAGGCCACGATCTGATGAGCAATGAAGGCCGCCATAAACAAATGATGGCTGACCTGGCTGACTTCATCGGCTCAGTGGCTTTTGAGGATGACAAGGGCTGGACTGAGGAGGTCTTTGCTGAGGGCTGGGGTGCAGGCTTTCGAGCGGGGTTGAGTTACGCTGCCAAGATCGCACAGTCACAAGGCCGTGGTTGGGGGATTGAGCATGCCGAGCAGATACGCAAAGCGCTATGACTAAAGACGAGAAGAAACATTTGGATAAGGTTGCCGCAATCGGTTGTGTTTTATGCCATCTTCAGGGTAATCCTGGAACTTTCGCTGAAATTCACCACCCTCGCAAAGGCACGGGCATGGGTCAGCGTGCAAGCCACTGGGATGCTATTCCGTTATGCCCTGAGCACCACCGCGGGAAGACGGGCATTCATGGCATGGGCGTTAAGGCATTTACCAAGCACTACCAGGTCGATGAAGCTGAACTGCTGCATGTGACACGCCGTTTAGTTGCATACAACGACCACTTGTCGGACGGATGGAAAGTGTCTACACAAGTGGATTAAAACTATGTACACTGAAGTCTCAGTAGCAAACAACTTAACCAGGAGCAAACACCATGAGCAAAAAAGAATTTGAAGCACAAATTGAACTTGGAGACTTAAACCGCATCACAGTCAGCGATTATGAAAACGATCTTTATTTTTCACTGTGGAAGATCGGCGCCTACGCATCAGCACGCGTACCTCGTGAGAAGGTCATCGAACTTCGCGATGCCCTTAACAAATTCCTCGGGGAGTAAACAAATGGATTACGACGCATGGCTTGATCGGCAACTGTACGAATACGACCGTGAGCGTGAGGAGCGTGATTGCGAAGATGAGGAAGAAGAGTTAGACTCTGATCTGTGTTCCATGTTTGTGTAGTCTCCTCCTTGCTTCCCAGCGAGTTGACCCCCAGCAATTGGGGGTTCTTTTTTTGTGCAAAGCGTAGTAAAATGAATCACTTATGATTACGCTTGAAAAGATCTCGGCACAATTACGCGCAACCCGCGCCGCACTCAACATGAACCAAGATGAGTTCGCGAAGATGGTAGGCCTATCGCGCCCCACCATAGCCAGGCTCGAAGAAGATCCTGGAAGAGTAAGAGCTAGCACTTACTTGATGCTGGACCCCGTCATCAGAAAAACCCTTAGTGAATTAATTTCGGATTAGCCCCATAATCCACGCATCTAAATGTCACTGGAAGATGTGATGAGCAAGACCGCAAAACCCGCCAAACAAGACGAGCCAAAGAAAACTAACCGTCCCGGCAAATACACGCCCGAAATCGCACGAGAGATCGTAGAGCGCTTAAGCGAAGGTACGCCATTGTGGGAGATATGTAGAGACGAGCATATGCCCCATTGGAGGACAGTTTATAACTGGATGTATAAGGATGATGTTGAGACGGCTGCTGGGCGCGGCGTCGGTTTGTCTGCAAGCATCGCACGCGCACGTGAGATCGGCCAAGATGCCATTGCTGAGGATTGCATGCGCATCATTGACCAAGAGCCGAGCAAAATTGTGGGTGATGGCGGCGTGCGTTATGACAGCGCTTATGTTCAGTGGCAAAAGAACCGCGTTGAGCAAAGGCTCAAGCTTTTGGCCAAGTGGAACCCTAAGCGTTATGGTGACCGGGTGACCATGGCAGGCGACGCTGAGAATCCCGTCAGCGTTCAGGCCGACCTGGCGTTCTTCGACGCAATCTTAAAGAACATGGAAGCGAAGCGCCAGCTTGGGAACAAATGACTTAGCTGAGATTTTCCAAGACGCTGAGACGAGGAAGCGTTTCGCGTCAGTCTACGCGCACGCTCCCCAGGAGGCCGCGGCCAGGCAGTGGCGCATGACATGGATGAGCCAGGCGCTCGATCACCAAATCCTGCCTCATGGTGACTGGTGGAGTATTCATTTGTGTCTTGCTGGCCGCGGGGCCGGTAAAACGAGAATGGCCTCGGAGCAGATCGGCTGGTGGGCATGGTCCTACAAAGGCACCAGATGGCTCGTAGCGGCGCCCACAAGCAGTGATGTGAGGAGTACATGCTTTGAAGGTGATTCGGGCCTCCTGAGCGTGATTCCACCCATTCTGATCGCTGATTACAACAAAGCGCTGCATGAGATCAAGCTGACCAATGGCAGCCTGATCAAGGGCATCCCAGCCTCGGAACCCGAGCGTTTCAGGGGACCACAATTTCATGGTGGATGGTGCTGCATCCCTGGCACATTGATTGCCATGGCTGATGGCACTGAAAAACCTATAGAAACGCTTCGGGTTGGCGAAATCGTAGCAACACGCCATGGCCCAAGAATGGTGCTTGCATCAGGTGTATCTGGCAATCCATCAGGATTGGTAACGATAACGTCTGGAGCAACGAGATTGACAGTAACAGAGGATCATCCGATACTTGTTGGTGACCAGTGGATAACTGCTGGCAACATCAAGCAAGGGGATCTTTTATGGACTGCATCGTTTACGCCAGTGTCACTTGGCATAGGAGGCCAAGCGGCCACTATCACAACAAAAGGCGTGGATACCTTCATCGATTCATCTGGCAAGAGAAACACGGCCAAATCCCGCGTGGCTTTGTTATCCACCACATTGATCACGACGTTAACAACAACGACATCTCAAATCTTGCACTCATGTCAAAGTCTGATCACCAAAGGCATCATGCAATTGGAAGGGTTGGCACTGAGCGGCAAAAAGAAGTTGCAAGAGAGAATCTTAAAAGGGCAAGGCATCCTAAGCAGGCCGTTTGCATACAATGTGCCAAGCAATTCATATCAACTGCGTCCGGCCAGCCTGGTAAGTTTTGTTCAACAAAGTGTATGGAATCGTGGCGGGTCAATGCCTTTAAGCCAGAGATTCGTAAGTGCATCGTCTGTTCAAGCGAATATTTGGCCAAGAAATCGTTTCAGCGATACTGCTGCAAGCAATGCAATGCAAAGTCTACGGAGCGGACCTATCGAACTGAAGCAAATGGCGGTAAGCAACGTCGAAAGGTTGCCGAACTCAAAGACGTACAACTTAACTGTTGAAGGCGAGCACGAGTTCATTGCTAATGGCATCGTAGTTCACAATTGCGATGAGCTAGCGGCTTGGGAGTATCTGCAGGAAAGCTGGGATCAGATTCAATTCGGCATGCGTCTGAAGTTGGAGGACATGAAGACCAGGTTGATCTGCACGACCACGCCGAAACCCAAGGAACTAATCATTGACCTGATTGGCCGTGAAGGTGATGATGTCGTACTTACAACTGCGAGCACTTACTCAAACCTTGACAACCTGTCAGAGAACTTCCGCAAGCAGATCCTGCAGTATGAAGGCACTAAGCTTGGCCGCCAAGAGATTTACGCCGAGATTATCGATCCTGAAGAGGGCGGCATTGTCCAGCGCGACTGGTTCAAGCTCTGGCCTGCTGGCAAGGAACTGCCCAAACTTGAGTATGTGATTCAGTCCTATGACTGCGCGTACACCGAGAAGACCATCAATGATCCCACGGCATCCATAACCTTTGGTGTCTTCAAGCCTACTGACGGGGCCATGTGCGTCCTGATCATCGACGCCTGGCAGGATCGGCTGCAGTACCCTGACCTTAAGCCCAAGGTCATTGACGAGTACGAGATCATCTTCGGTGAGGGCAAGACCGCTAAGAAGGTGGACCTCGTCCTGGTCGAAGACAAAGCCGCCGGCATCGTGCTGATCCAAGACCTGCAGCGTGCGCACATCCCAGTGAGGGCCTACAACCCTGGCAGGGCTGACAAGATCCAGCGCCTAAGCATCGTGGCCAACATCGTGAAAGCAGGAAGGGTGTATGTGCCCGAGTCCAGCAACCGCGCTGGCTATGTCCGCGACTGGGCTGAAGCCATGGTCACGCAGATCTGTAGCTTTCCGAATACTGACCACGATGACTTTTGCGACGCCTTCAGCCAGGCGCTCAGATACCTTAGGGATGCAAGCTGGCTCAACATCGACCCGTTACCACCCGATGACTATGACCCAGACGATGTGATTGATGCGGGTGTTATTAAAGAGAATCCGTATGCTGTTTAAAAGACAGCGTCCCCAATATTATTTACTAACTTCTACATGCCGAGGGTTTGAGTGGAGCGGTTTGGGCAAAAACTCGCCTTACCCCAAAAAGTATGGGGTAAGTGAGTACCATGCCGATGGGAATCGTTATCGCTGCATGGGCCTAGCCTTTACGCATTGGCTAGATATGGCAGTTACGGTGTTGCGCACCCCTGTCTCTGGTCTGCCATTCCTCTTTCGAGGCCACTCTTATCAGTTGAGCTTCAAACAGATCCCCGTAGCTCTCTCGCGCAGTTACGGTGGCGTTCCTAGCGGTCTACCTGCGCCAGTTGCCGAGGTTGGCTGGGTTCTGAGTCCCACTTGGTTTGCAGCTAACTTTGGTCTGCAATCCCTGCGTTCAATGCAAAAAGGCCGCTTACTGCTGCTCTCGGTAGCAGAACCCAAGTCTTGCAACAAGGGTCGAGAGCATGAGTAAACGGCCTTCAATCACATTGTCTGCTACGACAACAACCCGATCATATCTCAGTCCAGATAGACTTTGCAAGCCCTACTGGTTATCATCCCGCGCAAACGGAGGCCGATGATGCCTGAATCCAAACAGAAAGTCCGCATCTCTAACAATCCCAACACGATGCTGCTTGAATTACTAAGGAAGAAACATGCCTGAGATGCCTATTGAGCAGGACTATGGCCGCTTTATCAGCGGTATGGCTGATGACGAGGTGCCTGTTGCTGATCTTGCAGCCGAATTACCTGATGAAGACGCAGAAATCGAAGAGCTTCCTGATGGCTCAGCAGTCGTTCACATGCCAAGCACCAAGGGACCTCTTGAAGACCCCGACTTTTACGAAAACTTAGCTGATGTCATTGATCCCATCACGCTGGATTCCATGGCATCACGCTACCTTGACCTGCTAAACAAGGACAAGACAGCACGCGAGGATCGCGATAAGCAGTACGAAGAGGGTATCAAGCGCACAGGTATGGGCAAAGACGCCCCTGGTGGCGCTACATTCTTTGGTGCCAGCAAGGTTGTACACCCCGTTATTGCTGAGGCTTGCGTTGACTTTGCCTCAAGGACCATCAAGGAGCTATTCCCACCTGATGGCCCCGTCAAAACTAAGATTTTGGGTGAGACTGACGAGGAAAAGACCAAGCGTGCAGAGCGCAAACGCGACTGGATGAACTGGCAGCTTACCGAGCAGATCGAAGAATTCCGCGATGAGCAAGAGCAACTGCTCACGCAACTGCCATTAGGTGGTAGTCAGTACCTAAAACTGTACTGGGATGAGAAGAAAATG